GCAAGAAATAGTGCAATGACGATTGAAGAAAAACGTCGTCGAGTTCGTATTATTTGGCAAGATTGTCTTAAGGACGAACGACGCAAACACGAGAAGGTTGATGCCGGTAAAACACGACTCTTTTCAGCTGGTCCTACTGAACTGTTGATTCGAAAACGAATGTTATACCAGGCATTCGTTGAGACGATGATGAGTGATTGCACCGGATCCTTTAGTGCTATGGGAATCAACCCTAATAGTGTACAATGGAAATTACTCTGGCAACGTCTTAACCGTTTTGGTGCAGATACCAAACATTTACCGGGTGACTTTAGCGATTTTGACGCATCTCTTCGTGAGTACATCAACAAGAAGGTTAAAGAATTGGTCGAAAAATGGCATGCTGACATGGGCATTTGGGATGAATCAGATCTCTTGGAGCATGAGTTTTTCTGGGAGGTGACTTACCGACCAGAACATATCGCTTCAAGTCTAATATACATTGTTGACGAGCTGGGTATTAACCCAAGTGGTGATCTAATGACCACAGTTTACAATATATTATACAATGCAATTGCTCATGTGACGGCAGCAACTCTTTGTGCCCAAGAAAAGAACGTGAGAATACACAACAATAAACTCTTTGATGCAGTTGACTATTTTGAATTCTTTGAGTTGACTATTTTTGGTGATGATCACGATGAGTCAACTGGTGTGGATTGGTATACCATGCAGGACAAATATAATTATCTTGCAAAACTTGGCATGAAGTATACCACTACCGATAAACGACCAATTGCTGATGTTAAGTGGTATTCCAAGAAAGAAGTGACCTTTCTCAAACGTTCATTTGATGAGGATACACTTCCAGGCGATGTGCTAGCACCACTGGATGCAGCGACTATTTTTGATATGACCTTGTGGATCAAAAATAATGGACAAGATCCTCGTCTCAATACCACAAAGAATTGCGAGGCTGCTTGTCGCGAGATGTTCCATTATGGACGTAAGGCCTTCAATGCATTCCGTAAGGATATGGATTTTCTTCTAAAACAGGCTAGATGTCCAACAATGCGTGTCGAGAGTTGGGATGAATTGTATCAACACTTTAGAGGTGCTGGGTTCAGAGCACAATCCAAGGGCACTATTAAGAAAGTTAAGAAACTTTGGAAACCCAAGGCTTATCCCAAATTGCGTGCTCAGAGCATGAACAAGGAACAAGATGTACGTAGTGCGATGAACACGATTAAAGACATTGCTACAGCGGTGAAACCAATTGTGGAGGTGGTTAAAATACTTCCAGCAACAGGTCTA